GAACGTTTCAAATGGTTGATCCCGCGTTCCTGAACCAGCTCAGAACAAATGAAGTCGCCGTTGGCAACTTCAGGATGTTCGGTGCCATTGTGCGCGGCGAGTCCATTCGCAAGATGAAGGGCCCGGGCTCGTACCGGCTGGAGCTTTATCCGTTCCAGACAGCCAACGAAAACAACAAGCTGACGCTGTTCTATCGGGCCGGGTGGAAGACCTTGGCCGGTAGCGAGAACACATACATTCCGGTTCCTGACTACTGCGAGTCTCTGTACAAACAGCTGGTTCGCACGTTCGCCAAGGGATACGAAGAAGACGATGTTGCGTCTCTGCATGTGCGATTAGCCGAGCTAGAGCAAAGCCCGCTTTTGCGTCATGCCAAGATGCGCGACGGGGGCATGCAAAACACGCTTGGTCAAATGGCCGGTGGCGCAGTGCAGCAGCAAGAGCGCGCGTACACTCAGTACCTCAAGTCTTCAGTGCTGGGGCCGTCATGATCAAGGGGTACGGCATCACTCAAAGCGACACTGGCAATCTGCGCTGGTGCTTCTTTCAGTACTACAAGGACGCAACGTACACCAACACGATTGCGGCTGGAGCGATTGTTAGCCCTAACGGCGCCGGTGGCTTTACGTCGGTCAAGGGCACGTTTAAGGCCAACAACATGCTGTACACGTTTGGCACGGGCGAGCTAAACCTTGACGGCATCACCGCAACGACCGCGTCGCGCGTGTACATGGGGAGCCCCATTGTTGAGTACGGCGCCGACAAGGTCCGTATGGAGTTTACGGTCGGCGGCCAAAGGTACGTCAAAGTGTACGGGGTTAGCTCGATTGTTGATGACGTGCTGACGCTGGACCTGCAATCACAGACCGACATCGGCACCTTGATTGCAGACGACATCAACGTGGACTCGGTCGAGTTCTTGTCTCAGGAAACCGTTGCCACGGACGACATCCTTATTGAGTCAATTCAGTTCTACGGAAACGACACCGGGTCACCCGCTCAGATTTCGATTCTAAACAGCGCTGGAACGGCGATTTATTACAGGGTTTTCGAACCAAGCGGCTCTAACACCAAATCGTACTCTTTGGGGTTTGAAGGCCTCAAAGTCAAAGGCGGTATGCAGATCAGCGTCATTGTCGCACTTTCGCCAAACGGGCGCGTAAGCGGCAGCTTCGTGTACAAAAAACTATGAACACTCAGAGCTTCCTAGGCGGTCTAGACTTTCACCCCGTAGGCGTCAACACTACGTCGTACCCGCTTGGCGCCGGAGGTGCTACCGGAACGGCTGGCAGCAGCGCGCTTAAGGACGCGCAGTTGGTGCTGATTCAGTCGATCACGATCCGGACCAACGCAACCGGCGTTGTGACAATCAAGGACCACGCCGGTAACACGCTGTTTGACATCACGCCCTCGGGTCAGGTCACAACGATTGACTTTGGCGTGCATGGTCTAAAGATCAACTCGGGCTACTGCATCACAACTGCCGCTACCGCGCCCAGCGTTTTGGTGGTCTACAAGAAGATCCTGTGACATGCCGGACATTGACGTCAACTTTCCGCTAAAGGGCATTGACGAAAGCTCCGCGTACTCGAAGCAGCCGTCTTCTTCGACACGCGAAGCCGTCAACGTCACCGGTGCCGACCCGATTACGGGCCGCACGCGCGGGGCGCAGAGGTCTGGGTTGAGCAAGTACAACTCAGCCCCTATCCAACTTGACGTCAAGGTTGCCGACATTGCGTCTGTTTCGTACGACAACCCCGCGCTCTTGTACGAGCCAGAGCCCCTTAAGCTTCAAGAACTGGAGTGGGTTAAATCGCTGCCAAACAAGGGCAGCGTCTACATTGTCCGCGTCGATGAGCTGAACAACGTCTACTGCGCCGAAGATGGTTCGGCGTTGGTTAAGCTGAACTCAGACGGCGCCAAGCTGTGGTCCGTCAGCGTGCCGGTCGCGGACAAGCTTCACCAAGTCAAGGCTATGGCTCTTGACGGCACGCAGTATGTGTTCTGCGCTGTTACGTCTGGCGGCTCGCAGACAAGCGCCAAGCTGTTCGCGTACGAGCAGGTGGACGGTGAAACGCCGTCGCTCCTGTACGAAGAGAAGGTTGGCATGTTCGTGTCCGACATCGTCACAGACGGCGATGTGCTGTACGCGGCGTGCAACGACGTAGACAAGAACTACTCCGAGATCCGTGTGTACGGGTCTATCCGGTCAAGCGGCGTAGAGCTTTTGAAGACGTGGGTCGTCCCCTACCCGGTCAACGGGCTCACCAAATCCCCGACAGACGGGAACATCTACACGACTCACCCGCAGAACGGCGCGCGCAACGTCAACCAGCAAGGCTCGGGCAGCACGGGCGCTTCGGTTGACTGGACTCCCAAGCAACTAGCGAACTGGGACAAGCGGGCTTGGTGCTGGCTTGACGCATCAGACGTTGATGGCGACGAGACGTACAACGAGCTGTACGAGAACGCCGAAGAAGTGCTGGTCTGGTACGACAAGACCGAAAACAACCGCAACCTGTACCGCAACGTCACAGCAAGCACGTCCACCACAACCGAGTACAGCGGCAGACTGCTCAAGCGCTCGGTTGCCAACCGAGACGCGATTGCGTTTAACGGCACTAACGAGTCGATGGAAAGCGGCGGAAGCGCAAGTGCGGCAGCCGATCTCCGCAACTCACCGCTCCGGTCGCAAAACCTTTCGATTGTCCCGTCAAACACCGGCTCTCGTTGGGCCATGTTCATGGTGTTCCGGGCCCCGGAAGAATCCGTCATGCGCGTGGTGTGGGGCCAAGACGAAACCGCTACGCACAACTACAACAACTTCAAGGGCTTGTTTGTCAACAGGCACCCGGCAGCCGGGGACGACGGCACGTCATGGAGCGGCGTTATGCCAGCCACGGCCCCAGCGTCTGTCCACAGGGTTCAGCCGGGCTCTATCTGCTACAGCGTTAAATCTGGAGGAACTCCGCTTTGCGCGCACGGCAGCGTAAATGGAAGGCCAGCGTCCGCATCCAGCCTAAGCGACTACTTTGTCGTTACAATTGTCCAGCAAGACCGGGTAAATCAAAGCGACGAGTGCTTGGTCCGAGTCAATGGCAGGCCCGTTGATTCATGGAACATGGTTAGTTCAGGAGGTGGTGTACTTGCTGGAAACACAGCATCCACCCAGCCCGTCTACCTTGGATGGAGCCCGCAAGCGTTTATTGCCAACACGTCTGGCCGGTTCAAGGGCTTGATGTGCGAGATCATCGTCCTTTCCGATTGGGCGGAGTCTAGCGACAACCCGTTTGAAGCATCGACCGAAGGCAACTTCCTGACCTACAAAAAGGGCAGCACAGGCAAAGCGTTCCCGCGCGTGGGTTACCCGGACGCGCCTGCGTACCCGAATCAGTACAGCGTTGAACTCAACGGAGAGTCTTACGACGACGAGATTGAGCTTCTAGAGGGCTACCTCGCGCACAAGTGGGGATGCGCTCACTTGCTACCCATTGGCCGCCAAGTGTCTTTGTATGTGGACTGCGGCGGCGGAGCACCGCCGCCTGTTGTGACAGCTGGCTCTAACATCAAGATCGACAACCGGTGGGCCAACAGCGGTTCACAAGTTGTGCAGTACAATTTTGTCGGCACAGCGTCTACTGATTTTGACATTGACGTAACACCGGCTCTGTCAAATTACGATTTGGTGCAGACAATCCGCAACAAGGTCAATTCAGCCGGGGTTGCGCAGCTAGACTCTGGCGTTGCCCTGCCCCTTGCGTTTTGCGTTGAGAGGTTAGGGGCCTCAATTCAATACTTTGCCGTGATGAACCTGCTTTCAAAGTCAAACTTGAACAGCGAGGTTCATCAGGTCGGAAACAACTTCACCGTGCCTGCCGTTGGATGGCAGTGGATTATTGACGAGCGCGTTGTGCCCGGCACAAACTTCGCTTCGAGCAACAGCGTTACATACACATCAAGCTCGGCTATCTACACAAACCAAGTCGGGGCCAATTTGTCAAATGTTTGCGACGACATGCTTTGCACCGCGATCAACGGCGCGACGGTGTACGTTGCCTACACAACGTCTGTGTCTGGGCTTGTTGTGTCTACCACCACATGGCTGGACGCATCGACCGGCCTTGCGGCTACTCCGCCTGACGGGTCACGAATCCAGATTGAGTCCCTGACTTGGATGGACGTTGCTAAAGAGGACAACGTCACTGGCGCAAGCGCTGTCATGGAAGGCGGCCTGTACTGCGGCGCATACGCAAAGCCGCACAACTTCTACCTCTATAGCCCGTACAAGCAGTACACGCTCGACATTGGCGATCTTGGCCTGACGTTTGGGCCCAGCATTACGCTTAACAGGCAGACGTACGGTGGCGCTCCGCGCGCTGACCAGAAAGCGCTCTTGACGGACTACGAGGTCTTTACGACTAAGAAGTCTGCGCTGTGCAAATGGGACAAAGACGTTGGATCGCTCAAGTGGGCTGCTTATAGCGGCAAGCACGGAGAAAGCTTCGTGGCTTTTGGTGGCTTTGGCTACGGCATTGCAGCGTCTTCGTCTGGCAAGATCCTGACGATTGGCGCTAGAGAATACGGAACATCAATTACGTCCGCGCCTAACCAGCCAGCTCCTCCGGCCAATTACAGCCAAGGAGGTGTTGTTTCTGAATTAACTACAGTAAGAATTACAACCGACAACGGAGAAACATACGGAACGTCTATTACTTGCACCATGCCGCAAGCGGTTGCGCAGGTTTCAGATCCGGATTACGAGTATTTTAAGCCCTCGGCTGACGAGTTTGGAAATTTTTACGTTCCGTACTTTGAATACAATCAGTTTTTTTTGGCAAGCGCCATGGTTTACAAAGACACAGGCGAGCTATTGCACTGGGTACGCAGACGGGATTCGCAGGCATTCTTGTACAACGGCATGGGCTACGCGGTTGCTCCAACGCAATCCAACCCCAAGTACGAAGACGGCTACCAAGGCAAAATTGCCGAGGCCATGTTCTTTGGCGCTAGGGTTGAGAACCTTGCGACCCTTGATTGGACCGGGTCTCAACCGGTAGACGGCGACACTGTCTCTATCAAGGTTGGCCTGAAGGACGCGGAGGTGCTGACGTTTAGAAACTCAGCTGGCCCGTACCCTGAAGTTTCGATTGTGTCGGGTAACGCGATGCTGTCGTACGCGAACTTAGTTCAGGCGGTGACGAGCAGCAGCCCAAACGCAACAATCAAGTACGTTGACGAGAGCGTTCCGCCGTCATTAGACGACAACGCATTTGTACTTGCGCGCAGCCCCGTTCCCGAAGGTAACGCCAACAGCGCCGTTGTTGTCACTACAAGCATTACGGCCCCGTTCGTTGTCGGCCAAAGCCAAGTCAAAACCGAGACACTGTCCAAGATCAGGCTTGTATCGTCTAGTCCAAAGCTTGAGTCGTACCGCCGCATTGCCAACGTAGCTGTAAGCAACGGGTCACTGTATCGGTTTGATGACGACTCTACCGTGACCCCGGTGCAGGGCATTGGCTTTGGAGCCATCACCAGCCTGTACTACAACTCGTGCGTGCTGTTCCAGAAGCTGTATCTGACAGACGGCAACCGCATCTTGGTGTATGACCCCAAGGCTGACTCAGCTCAGTTCTTGCAGTCAACAACGTCGGGCGAGCCTCCGCGCCGGTGCAAGCTTCTGGCTTCTTGGAGAGGCCGTCTGGTTGCTGCAAGAAGCGCAGACAACCCGCACAACTGGTTCATGTCGGCACTTGGCGACGCAACCGACTGGAACTACTTCCCCAACACAATTACGGCAACGCAGGCCGTTGCTGGAACAATTAGCCGGGCAGGCGTCGCGCCCGATGTCATCACTGCTCTAGTTCCCTACAGCGACGACCTGTTGCTGATCGGTGGTGACCACAGCATCTATCGGATGACCGGAGATCCCATGGCCGGTGGCCAGATGGACCTTGTCACCGACGTCATTGGTATGGCGTTCGGCCAGAGCTGGGACAAGGACCCCAATGGCGTCCTGTACTTCCTTAGCTCTCGCGGAACGCTGTACGGCATGCAGCCCGGCAAGCGCGGGATGACAGACATCAGCGGGCAAAAGTTCACGTCGCGTCTGTCAAAGATCGACTTCAGCCAGTACTACACCAAGCTGGTCTGGAACGACTCGGAACAGATGCTGCACATCTTCTTGCTCCCGTATGGGCCCGGGGGCTCGCTGGTAACGCACTTCAGGTTCGAGCGCGATACCGGCGCGTTCTGGGAAGATCAGTTCGCGTACGGCACCGGGGGCTCGGCCTCGACCAACCGGCAGCCGACAGCTGTGTGCATCCTTGACGGCGACAAGCCCCAAGACAGAACGCTGTTGTTTGGGTGCGAAGACGGCTATGTGCGCAGATGGGATAGCAGCGCGTTCGACGACGACGGCCAAGCAATCGACAGCCGAGTTGTCATGGGTCCGTTTAGCGCGGGCGCTGCAGAAATCCGGCTAACCAAGTTCCAAGCCACGCTCGCCAAGGAACAAGCCGGGTGCAACGTGCAGATCTACATGAGCGACACCCCGGACAAGATGGGCAACATTGTCTGGTCTGGCGACCTTCGAGCCGGGCTAAACCCTCGCGTGTTCACGCGCGCGCGGGGCCGGTACCTGTGGATTCGCATGCGTAGCTCCAAGGCCGCAAGCCGCTGGGCGTTTGAGTCGATCACCCTTACAGCCACGCAAGCTGGCCGCACGAGGAATCGCCCGTGACCAACCAGCGCGGCGGTCGTCAAAGTCAGTCGTCAAGGTCGATCTCGCTTGGCGGGTCCGACCCGAGAAACCACAGACAGCCTCAAGCGGCGTCTACTGACAATGACTTAGCTGCCCCGCTGACATTGGACCGCAATGGACGCATTACGCTAAGTCTGGGCGATGCGTTTGACGTAGACAGCGACGGCCGCATGTACCTTCGCCTAGGCCCGGGCTTGACGGTGGCACCGGGCTCGCCACTTCGAGTTCAAATCGACATTGCCGACGAAAGCCTAGAGATCACCAAGGAAGGAAAGATCCGGGCAACGCCATCGGCAAGCCAAGTCAAGATGGATGCCCGGAAGGTGGGCGGACTAACGCTTGCCGAAGTCATTGACAGAGAAGCTGAACTGCAGTTCCGCAAGGGCGCAGCAGACGGCTACTGTGAGCTTGACTCGTCTGCGATGGTCCCGGCTTCACGAGTTCCGTTTAGCGCGATTCCGCTAGATCTGCCGCTGAACTCTGTCATTGACCCGACGTACAGCCACATCGTCTTGCGGTTTGATGACAACGGGACAAGCGCTGCTGTTAACCACCTGACCAATGTCAACAGCGATACCGGCGCGCCTGTAATCATCAGCGCGGACGGGACAGACACCGACATCGGTATCGACATCACGGCCAAGGGACTTGGCCTTGTCCGAGCCAACGGTAGCCGTGTCGAGACCTACAGCAACAAGAACATCGCTGGCGGGTACGCAGGGTTGGACGGATCGTCCAAGGTTGCGCCTGCCCAGCTACCTGTATTCACTAGCGTTGCCGTTGGCGCAGCTCCTGCGTCTGGAGGCGGCACAACCAACTTCCTACGCGCAGACGGTACTTGGGCCGCGCCCGGCGGTGGCGGCGGTGGTAGCGGACTAGACCAGCCTGCGGTCATGGCCCGTATGGCGTTTGGAGGATTCTGATGGCAATCACACTTGACGCTACGACCAAGACACTAGACCTCACGACTAGCTCGACCGCTGACATTGACTGGGCCGTGTCGTATGTGGACATGACGACCAGCGCGTTCACGCCTGCTGACAGTCAGGGCACGATCAACACAGTCGGTACGACCCAGATTGTCGCTGCTCCCGCATCGTCAACCCAGCGCGGCGTTAAGTCAATCTCGATCTTCAATCGTCACGCCAGCACTAGCAACACCGTAACTGTCAAAAAGGATGTCAGCGGCACTGAGTACTGCTTGTTCAAGGCGGTACTCATGGCAGGCGAATCGCTGCAATGGACTGACGGCTGCGAGTGGTCGGTGTTTGACGCAACTGGCGACAAAAAGGTCAACAGCCCTGTCAATGTGGGTGTGACCGGTCGAGTCATCCCGATCAACAAGGTAGGCACGGCGACCGAAGGTACAGCCTACTGGTACAGCTTTGGCAAGGACGCTGGCTTCACGGGCGCGTGGTCGCCCGGCACTCCCGGCCTCAACGGTCGAGCGACTGACGGCACGACCTCTGCGGATAACGGAAGCCTCACTCTGTGGACACCTACCGGCTCTCTGTACATCACCGAGACGGCAGCGACCACAACCACGCTCTGCACCATCATGCTGGCGGATGTTGTGTGGGTAAACACAGGCATCGTGGTGACAACGACCACGGCGCAAGCCATCACTTCGCCTACCTTTCCTGCCCGTGACCTGAACGGCAGCACGGATGGCGAGGGCTATGTCATCGGCCTGCTGACCACTACGGCCAATACGAACGCAGCAGCGATTAGCGGCAGCACAGTGACCTACACCAACAGCGCAGGCACAGGAAGCCGCACAGCCACGCTGCTGGCTGTTGCAGGCGACCAGATCCCTCCGACCCCTGTGATCGGCAATGTGGTGTGGTTCCAGCTCGCGGCAGGCGACAAGGGCGTGCGCTCGATCCAGAGCGTGACGCTGGGCACATCCCTTGGCGGCGGCGCGGTGTCGCTGTGCGTAGCCCGACCGCTGACCCTGCTGAGTTGCAGCCAAGTCAACGTTGCCTTGGTGTCCAAGTACAGCGACCCCGGTATCCGCATCTACACGGGGTCGGTCATCATCCCCTTCATCAAGAACACTAGCTCCTCGGCGGTCACGCTGACGGGCCATGTGGTGGTGGCAGAGCGATGACCGCCTATGACTTCGGTGACGGTGCTGGTCCTGTTCCGGCACATCAGCACGCCAACGGCGGGGGCTGGGTAGCTGACACCGTGGTCTGCGACGACACCGTCTACATCGGGCCGGACGCGCTTGTGTACGGAAACGCATGGGTGGTAGACAGGGCATGGGTGTACGGAAACAGCCATGTTTGCGGCAATGCCTATGTTGGCCACGAGGCACAGGTTTTTGACATGGCTGTGGTCGAAGGCAACGCTAGAATCGACGGTGAGAGCCGCGTGTACGAATCAGCCATCGTTCGAGGGGACGCACAGCTTTACGGCTGCTCGTTTGTCCATGGAACGGCGGTAGTGGAAGGCAGCGAAGTGCTATACGACGAGGAAAGGACGTAGCCGTATGTGGCCCGCAGTTATCGCAGGTGGTTTAGGTCTTGCTGGCTCAATCTTTGGCGCAAGCGAAGCTAGAAGGGCGCAAAAGGAGTACGACAAGGCGATGGCCAAAAAGGCCGCCGAGTTCGCCAAGCTTCAGGTCCAGCTTCAAAACATGCAGGACTACCAGTTCGCGCGCGCGGAGCTGGCTGCAAAGCGTGGCGAGCGGTACGTTGACAAAGGGTTTGGCGAAGCAATTCGTTCGGTTGAGCGCCAGCTAGCCACTACTCAGCGCGACATTGAGTCTCAGGGCCGTCAAGCGTCTGCGGCTGCTAGCCAGAGCATGATGGACAGGGGCCTGTACGGCACTACGGTCCAAGACCAAGCCCAGCGCGCGACGCGCGCCGACACTCAGCGGGCCGTAGCTCAGGCGTCTTCAGCAGCCGCCGGGCAGAAGTCTCAGCTGGCCGTAGCGCGCGGGCAAGCCAAGGCCCAGCAACTGGCAATGCTAGCCCAGATGTACCCCGCGCTCGCGCAGATGAAGACCGGGACACAGGTAGACATGCTGAAGCTTATGCAGTCGTCCGGTGGCCAACGGCCTCAGTCCTCGGGCATTGGTTCGGCCCTAGCCGGGCTTGGCGGTCAACTCCTTAGCGGCTGGGCTATGGGCGGGTTCCAAGGCATGGGCGGCGGCGGCGGATTTAATGGACTAGGTACTTCCCCGTCAGGTGAAGTGTTCCAAGGTCCCCCGGCTTTCTAAGGCAAGGCGATATACACATGCCCATCATCTTTGACGCATCAGTTTTTGACCAGACTGGCCCGGACCCGGATCAGGAAATGGCCAATGCTATCGGCTCTTTTGCCGCTGGTATTGGTCAGGGCCTGAAGGAGGGGATGGACTTTGAACGGCAGAAGCAAGCCGACAAAGACAAGATGGAGCTTGAGGCCAAGCTGTCGCTAGAAAAAGCGGCGTTTGAGCAAGAGTTTCAAGAGCGCGAAGCCGATAAGAATCGCGCCCAAGCGCAGACTCAGTTCAACTTGACGTTTGGGATTGAGGAGAAGAAGGCTAACGCAGCGATTGCGGCGGACGAAGCAACTAGGACATTAAGGGAGAAAGAAGCTGAAGCGCTAGAGGCAGAGACAAAGCGGCTTGAAGAAGAACGCAAGAAGCAAGAAGAGTTAGAGAAAGCTCAAAGCGAGTGGCGGTCGCAGTACGGGGGTCTTGTCCCGTCCCCGATTCAGCCGTCGTGGGTCTCTGAGGGGACGTACTCGCAAGAGCAGTACGCCGAGATCCAAAAGCGGCGCGACGCATTTATGAAGGGGTACACCGCCCCTGACGGTACGTTTGTGCCGCCGAGCGCACAGGACATCGCTACGTTTGATGACGGCATTGAAAGGCAGTACAGGCTAGACCGCGAAGCCCGCCAGAACGAACGCGCCGCTACCGGTATGCGTACGTTCTTCAACCGGTCATTGTTCAACGGGCCACAGGGTGACAAACGCAGAGAGCAAATGCAGCCGTATGTGGAAGCGGTCCAAAACGGCCAGATGACTCCGTTTGAAGCTCACCAGATCATGGAGGAGCAGTACAGGGATTTTGAAGAGACGGACTACGTTACTCGGCAAAACCAGACGTATACGGACCGAATTTCTATCCAGCGCAAAGAGCTAGAAGAGCTTGATGCCAAGCACGGCACTGACCCGACCTTTAAAGCATGGCTGACAGAGCGTCGGCGCAAGCTTGACGAAGCGAGTGCGATTATCACAAGAGCGCAAACGCGAGAAGACTTCAACGGCGTTGGCGACTTGCTGGACAGCCGGGGCTCGTCTGCGGTGACCAAGGTTATGCCTGACGGCACTACGCAGACAAAGCCTTCGGAGAAGGAATCGTACAACTTCGTCAAGGACGTCCAGAGCGCGCTGCAGGCCACCTCTCAGTTCTCAAACATGAGCGACGAGGAGCTTTCTATCTTAGGGGCTTCTAGTCCTGTACCTAACCTTAGTCCGCTTGAGCGCGGCAAGCAAATCAGGGACGGCATTGTTGCGCGCACTTGGGCAAGCCTTGTTCCCCCGAGCGAGTCTTCGCGGGCTAACGCAGATGAGGCTCGCGCTGGCGTAGACGCGGCGTTGGGTGGCGAAGAAACGTTGCCTCCAGCTGCGGCTCCGGCAACACCGGCGGCGCCAGCCCCGGCAGCTCCAACGCCTACTGCGCCCAAGCCAGAGGGTAGCCCGGCGGAGCGAGCAGTCCGTGAGTCTGCTGCTACGTCTAAGGCCACGCCAGATCAACGCAAGGCCGCCGAAGATTTAGTCAAGGGATCTGCGGTCAAGTTTGAAGAACAAAAGGCTGCGGTTGGCAAAGCCGGAAGCCTTGCCGATCAAACCGCCTCGGCCATGAAGGCGGCTACGAGCGGTTATTCTCAGCCGTCTAGCTTGTCTGGGTTTGCCAATCTGGAAGGCATCAAGGGCCAGCTGTCAAAGGCAAAGACAACCAAGGACTTGGAAAAGGTACTTGGGGAGGCAACGAAGCAGTTCGATGCACTGAAAGAGCTGCGTGGCAAGATCGACTCTCGCATGAAGCCCACGCCGGGAGAAGCTTCGGCTGAGAGCGATGTTAACGACTACAAGCTGATTGAGTCGGTCATGAATCCGCTTGGCGAGTTTATCAACGCGCTTGACGACGCAATCGACATGGGAGTGGAGCCGAAGGACCTTGGGTTGTAAGGAAAGCACTACATGATTAACGAGAGCTACTCTGGTCTTCGCACGCTTAACGACGCCTTTTCGGACAAGGGTAAAGAGTTTGGCAATACCATTGTCCAAGGCTACAAGCAGCTGATGTTGTCTGGCGCTACGGCAGACGACCTTCGGCTGTACGCGGTAGCGACAGGGTACGCTCCCATTCGGGTTGATGAGTTTGGCGCGTCTCAAGACCTGACCGACTACTTCTCTCAGCGCGCGCCCCGGGGCTTTCTTGAGGGCGCTCAAGACTTTGGCGCGGGGGCTGTTAAAAGCATTGTGACGGAAAGCGCGGCTTTGTTGCCGTCAATGCTTGGCGCGGCTAAAGACATTGTTGGCATTGGTGGCGAGGAGTCGTACAAGACCGCCGAGCGCTGGAGGCAGGCGTCAGAGGCTTACACTCCCTCGTACTCAAACGAATACCGTATCTCGCGCGAGTCGCGCCAGCGCAGCGCGTTCTTTGACTTTAAGCCACAAGACGTGGGTCAAGGGTCTGGAAGCACGCTGCAGTTTGCGTCAACCGGCGGGGGCCTAGCGCTTACCAAGTACGGCCTCAAGACGGCGGGAAAAGCCCTAGCTAAGACAACCGCTGGAGCGTCCGCTGTTTCTCGTGCCGGAAAAGTTGCTTCTAGGTTACCGGCAGGCTTGCGCACCGCGAGCGACGCAATTAGCCGTGGCGCTAGGTTTGCCGCTGGCTCGACCGGCGTTCAGGCGGCATCGCTACAGATGGCCGGTAGCGCGGGCAAGGAAGCGTACGAGACGCAGGTAGCTCAGGCCGAGGAAGCTGGCCAGCAGTACGATCCCGAGCAAGCACGCAAGGAGCGTCGTTTGCCGATTGCGATGGGCCTTGTGTCCGGCCAGTTTGAGCGCACAACCGACGCGCTGATTGGCAAGCTTGCGCCGGGCCTTGCGGGCAAGGTAACCGCGCCTGTTTCCGGCAAGCGCATCCCTTTGCCGAAGGCCAAGGACTTGCCCGGCTTCTTTACCACTGGGGCCGTGGAGATTGGCAAGGAGTACCTTGGTGAGCAAGGCGAGGCGCTAGCGGGCTCAGTAGGCAAGGCGTCGTACCTCAAGGACGACTCGACAATCATGAGCCGGTTTGCTGAAAGCCAAGCAAGCCTGTTTAACACGGTTCCGCTTGCCACGTCGCCGTTGGCTGCTATGGCAGCGTTTAAGGCTAAGGCAACAAAGGGCCGTCTGTCCGAGCTAGAGAAGATCTTTAACGGCGATAAGTCCTTCTTCCGTGTTGGCGACCGCTCGATGCAACCGCTCGAGCAGCAGACGGTGAAGTACGCGGACATGACTCCTGAGCAGCAAGCCGAGATGCGGCAGGAGTTGATGGACACGGGCGTGGCTTGGGACCTGACAACGGCAAGCACCGAAGCCCTAGACGAAGCCGCTAAGAACTTGGCGTCTACGGGCGTGCGCGTGGTCTTTGTCAAGCCGTCAGACAATGCGACGGATATTTCCAGCGCGACAGGCGTAGCTGAAGACAAGATCACCACCGGCGAGTCCAACGGCCATGTTGGCTGGTACGACGAAAAGACTGGCACGGTGTACGTCAACGCGGCGGTGTCGCCGGAAATGCAGTTTGCCGTAGTCAAGTCGCACGAGGTAGTGCATGACCTTCGGCGTTCGTTTCGTGGCGACATTGACGCCTTGCGCCAGTACTTCATTGACACGTTTGGCGACGAATACCTGAAGTTTGAAGAGCAGAACTTTGGACCCTCGAGCGCTTACGCTGATCAAGCGCGCAAGGACAACCCTAAGTTTTCGGTCGCTCAAGTTGACGACCTGCTCACGGAAGAAGCGCTGACCAACTTCATGACCAACCGCATGTCGGGGTATTTGGCTACCAGCCTTATGTCCGACGCGGACATGATCAAACTGTACGAGCGGTCCCCGGGCATCTTTGCCGACATGGTTGACGTCATCACGTCTTGGGGCAATCAAATGCTCAAGCGCGGAACTGCGTCTCCGTTCCAAGAGCAAATCATCAACAGGCTGTTTGACTCGGCCAAGGCGTTTGAGGCGCAGTTTAGCCAAGAGATCAATCGCAAGGTCGGCGGCGCAACCGAGTCAGGCAAGGGCGGCGTCGTCAAGGCGATGGGCGCTGTCACCAAGTTCAACGAGACGATCTCGGACTTGCTTGACCGTCGGCGCGATCTGATGTCAAAGGCTTCCGGCATGCTTGACTCCGGCACAAGCGAAGCCGACGTCGAGCAAGCCATTGCTACTGAGACGGGATCTCGGGGCCTTGCCCAAGACATCATGAAGCGCTTGCAGCTATCGCGCGGTACAGCTGCGGCGACGGGCACGGCAGGCGCAACAGGTACGGCAGGCGCTGCGGGCTCTACGTCAACGACCACTACCCCGACAACGACCACCCCGACCGCTGCTGCACCCAAGCCAATCCCGGCTGGCGCTAAGGACACGTCTGGGTTTAAGCTTCCCACGACCGTCAAGAACGGCCAGCAGAAGTACGGTAGCAACAACATTGACTTTGAAAGTGACTTTGACCGAGCCGCTTACATTGTTGCGACCGAGGGAAGCGGCAGGAAGTCCACAGCCGCCGCTACCCAGCTAAAGGCTGACCTGAAGAAAGCCGGGTACAACCTAAACGACGTCACCCGTCACGGCAATGCCGTGCGCACGGAGGTCAAGGCTCAGGCAAAGGGCAAGGCCAATCAGCGCGTGATGATTGGGGCCACGCCGTTTGTGCCTGTTCCGCAGAAGCCCAAGGGCAAGGCGACGCCCAAGCCCGCTGCAACGACTACGCCTGCGCCTACAGAGCCCGCTGCGCCTACTGCGCCGGTAGAAGCGACTACGCCTACGCCTACGCCCGAAGCCGCGCTTGAAGCCGAGGGAGCCGCCGAGGCCGAGCCTGAGCTTACCGAGGAAGGTGAAGAGGGCGAGGAAGGCGAAGAAGCCGACGCCTCAACCCCGCCGCCCGCCAACACAGATGTGCCTATGCCGGAGGCAACTCCTGAGCAAAAGACCAAGGCCGTTGAATTGCGCGAGACTATTGACGGGTTGACGGCAATGCTGGCGCCCGAAGCAGCAGAACTGCGTAGCGCCCTGTCAATGACCAACCCGGAGTTGTCCGGCAAGACAGACGAACAGATCGTTGAGATCCTTCGTGGCCAGATTGCTCAAGCGCAATCAGACCTAGACGACATCCCGGGAGGCGCAAAGCTGCGCGCCTTTATCCCCAACGACAACGACACAGGCGATTCGACGCTTGGGTCGGTCCCGGGGTTCAGGCGCATTGTTGACGCTATGAAGAAGCGCGTTGCCCGGGAGATGAAACCGGGCAAGGCAATGGCAGGCGCTATTGGATACCAAGGCACCGGCGAGCGCCGCAGGATTGTCACCGACGTTCAAGACATCAACGTTCAGGCTGACTACGAGCAGCTGTTCAATAGCAAGACCGGCTTAAACGTAGTGTCTAAGCTGGTCGAGATCGTCAAGAGCTCCAAGGACTTCCGGTTCATCAACCGTGGCGAGCTAAAAGGCAAGTCGGACCGCGAGGTGCTCGAAATCGCCATCGAGCGCATGGCGGACAACCTTGAAGACCTGTTCCTGCTTATGGACCCGCAGGCCCGCGAGGCCGCAAAGCTGTGGTACCGGGGCGCGAACATCATCGGCGGCTACTGGTCTAAACGCTACGGGATCTCGCTAGAGAAGGCCGCTGCCATGATTGCGGTGTTTAGCCCCCAGAAAGACTGGGACCAAAACATCAGCTTGACAGAGCGCGTGCTTGACATGTTTGTCGCTATGGATCGTGCCGTCATTGACGACCAAGTCTTCAAGGATGGGTTTAACGCCAAGATTGCGGAGATCCAAGAATCTATCGACACGATTAGGAACCGCGAAGCAAGGTACCGCAAGAAGCTGAGTAAGGCGTCCCCGGAAGAGCGCGCCGAGATGCAAAAGGCCAGAAAGGCCAAGCGCGCGCGGGACGAAGCCGAAGTCAATGCCGCGCTTAAGACCATCAAGAAACTAGAGCGCGTGCGTGACTCGGTTAAGGGCAAGAGCATTGGCGACCTTGTCCGCGAATATGTAAGGCTCACAAAGCCTAGCGCTGAGTTTGTCGAGCGGGCCACAGGGTGGACTGCAGAGCAAATGGCGCAAAACCAGCAAGAGATCATTACCGCAAGAGAAAACGTACGGTATTCGGTCAAAGCTTTTGACGAAGCCAAGAACAGCCGTGAGTACACGCGCGCACGCCCGGATGGCATGCTGTACACGCCGACCGGCGACAGCGTTGCTTGGGGCAGCACAAACATTGTCGAAAAGGCACTAAAGATCTGGCTGGCTGATGAGTCAGACCTTGAGACAGTGTCTATCCAGCTGGGCTCGCAGAACAAGGTGCGCAGCTTCTACTCTGACATTGCTGACCCAACCAACGAGCTGACGGTCACGGTTGACACGCACGCTATCGCGGCTGCGCTGATGCAGCCTCTGTCCGGCGAAGACACCGTCGTCAAGCAGACCTTGTCAAAAGCCCCGGGCAGCGATGCGCTTGGCACGTCAGGCCTATACGCCCTGATTCGCGAGGCGTACATTAGATCGGCAAAGCGCCACGGCGTGCTGCCCAAACAAATGCAGTCAATCGTCTGGGAGCAGATCCGCTCTCTGTTTGACTTGCCGAAAGGTACGCGGTATGGAGCCTCAGGATCGGAAGCTAAAGCAAGCAAACGTGCAATCACAGAAGCCATTGACCGCGCAGCCGTCGTTGGCCGCGAACAAACCTTTGCCACAATCCGCGAAGCCGCTGGTGGAGCACGCCTACCGGAATGGGTACTGGCATCAACTGAGCCTAGAACTTCATTCTATTCTGCGGGACGGACATCGACCTACAGTGGACCTTTGGTTGCAAGAGGCCTATCCAAATTTAAGCCGCAAGCAGAGATCGAACGTGGAGCTGATGAACGAGGCGGTCGAGGAGGTGCAAAACTACGAGCGTTTGTTCCGAACGAAAACATCAGCTTCTTCACCAAGTACCCGAATGAGCTGAAGCCGTCGAACAAGGCCCTGCAGGATGCGCTAGAGCCTTGGCTGGCTGAGAACCCTCAACTGCTTGAGCAGTTCGAGGACCCAGACATCAATCTGGTTAACGTGGACCCGGAGATTGAGCGGTTCCTTGAAGGTTCTGCGTTTACGTCCCCGGACGGAAAGCCCGTGCCGCTTGTCCACTCCACGGCCATTCGCCGGGCTGCCTACTCTTCAGGCTTTGCAAGCACGCCCAGTGAAGGCGTGGCGAACTTTGCACCGTACGCGCACCTAGGTACGCCGACTGCCGCTATTGACAGAACGGTTAACCCGTTCCTCCGTCACCCCACGCAGACTGACATCTTCTCGCTGCCGTCGGTGCAGGGCCTGTCTAACGACGAAAAGATGAAGGTTCTTTGGCGCGCAGACAAAGCTTTCAAGCTGACGCTGCAGATCAAGAATCTATTCAAGAATGCGTCTGACCTAGCCGAGCAGATCAACGTTGGCGCTCTTGCTTTGACGCCCACCGGGTCTATTGAGAGCATGCTGGTGGCGGCTGTCTCTAAGTCGCCGTCTATCAAAACCTCCCAACCTCAACCGGCGTTTGTCGCTCCTGAGCCGTCGCCCGTTCAAAACCCTGAGGGCCTGCTAGCGTCTTTGCGTGAGGCGTACAGGCTCAACATCGTTAAGTACCTCAACGCGCGCAGCGAGCTTCGCGCCCTTGCCGAGGAGAACTCCCAGCACTTTGCCGTAACCGAAACAGCGCGTCCTCGGATGGTGCTGTTCACGAACGGATCCTTCGCGTCGGTCGTTGACTACCCTATGGTGGTCTCTGCCAAGTCCCCTGTAGTGACGTCGGACAGCGTAGCCAATACGTTTGACCCGAAGAGCTTTTCGGATGTCACCTACAACTACTCTGTGCATGCCGGTCACTTTGCGGTCGCGTTCAACATCCTGAAGGAAAAGTACGCGGGCGCGGCCTTAGCGCCAAAGATTGCAGAAGCGCGCGCGATCATGAGCCGCATCTCGGCCGTGGACGCATTCGAGGTTCGTCCGTCTTACACCCGCGTCACAACGTCTGCGCTAGTTGACGAGGCCGGGGACCCGAAGTTCACGAAGACGATTTCGTATGACTTTGACGGCCATCCGCGCTCGTTTGAGCTAAAGATGGACCTGCAGTCGTACGAGACGGTTTCGCCGGTGGCCATGGAGTTCATGATGTCTTGGGTCAATGCCAAGGACATCATCAAGTACTACGAGCTATCGGTCCCGGACGTTTACAACGCTGTGGTAGCTAGTGGCTACAGCCCCAGCACCGACGGGCCGGTTGAATGGGCTAAGGCGTTTACGGCCTTCGCGGCTGCGGCGTACTCGGAGCCTGAGTCCGAAGCAAGCCAGATGGTTGACGCGCGCCGCCTAGTCAAGAAGGCGATGAACGGCTACCACCACTTTGCCGCTTCACACGCGCTGTTGAGCGCAGGCATTGACGGGATCATGTACGTCAACGAGGTCGAAGACATCAAGAGCATGAGCTTCATGACCTTGTCTTCTGGCTCGGTCCGTCCGGTGCTAGCGACCGGGGCTGACCCCATGGCAAACCCGGCCAAGATGCGCGCGTTCTTCCCGGACCCGCGCCCGTGGTTTAGCAATGGCCGCGACAAGAACAATCCTCTGGACTTCAGCCAGATGGACGACCCCTCGATGGGCTTCTTCATCAAGAGACTTGGTGACAAGCTCATGGCCCCTCGGAATGTGCAGAAGGCCATTGAAGCAGCCAAGGCCGCTGGCGTTCCGAACCCGGTGACGGGCCGGTTGACCCGGTTCCGCGAGACGATGGATTTCAGCGCGCGCGCCGACATGCACAAGGCGCAGCTCGCCAAGATGCTTCAGTACTCGGACGAGATCATCTCTCGTATCCAGAAGGCCTTGGCTGATGGCGACATCCCGCTTACAGCTACTTCGGCTACTTCGTCTGGTGCTGCGCCGACCGGCATTCCGTCTGCCGAGGAGTACTTGTACGCCAAGCACGCCAAGCGCCGAAACGCTGTCTTGTTGGTTGACGACCTGATGGCGGACGACGTGTACGCAGCAGCGCTGGCAGCCGGTAACTCGGTCGCTGCGGCTGCTAGAGCGGCACAGATGGTCGCGCGCAACCCGAACCTGATGTCGCAGTCAGGTATGACCAACGCTCAGGCCGACGACATCCTGAGCCGGGCAGCGGCAAGCGGCAAGCAAAAGCACTACGACGAGATCTCTGCTGCGTCGCGCGACCTGCAATCCCGCAAGCTCAAGCTAGCCGTCCAGTACGGTCTATTGAGCGAAGAAGCGTCCCGTGACTGGCAAAGCAAGTACGGGCCCGACTACATCCCGCTCAAGACAACCAAGAACGATCCGTCCGAGACAACCTTTGGCGGTAGCTCGTTTTCGATCAAGGGCCGCGAATCAGAACGGGCCAAGGGCCGGACGTCGCTTGCCGACGACTTGCTTGGATTTGCCATTGTGGACTACGGCGCGGTCGCTTCGCGCGCTGTGCGGAACCGCGTTGGTCAAGCGTTCTTGACGCTGCTGAAGGCCAACCCGAACCCGTCATGGGAGTTCTACAAGAACCGAGACGCAATCCCCGTCAAGGACCTTGAGCGCGTCATCACGGCTAAGTTCAAGGGCAAGGAAGTCCACGTCGTCATTCGCAATGCCGAGATCGTCAAGGCACTGCGTGACATGGACTCGCAAAGCCTGTCAACGTTTACGGCGTGGACGGCTTCACTGACGCGCTTGTACACCCGGCTGAACACGCAGTACAGCCCGGCGTTTATCCCGACCAACTTCCTGCGGGACGCTGGCTTGGGCTTGTTCTTTACTTGGGTTGACCGGGGCACAGAGACGCTGAAGGTGATGTCTAAGTACATGCCGTCAGCAACTAGGACGTGCTTCCAGATGGCGTTTGGTCGTAAGCCGACCAATCCCCAGATGGCCAAGTTCTACAACGAAATGGACAACGAGGGCGGGTTCACTGAGTACGCCCAGTACCAGAGCGTTGAAAGCGCAATGGCCGAGTTGCAGCTAGAGATGGACATTCTGTTTGGCCGTACCAAGCCCGGCACGGTCCTGCGCGCTGTCAAAGACATCACGCCTGACATCGCCAAGCGCCTAGCACTCAAGATCGGCAGGGTGCTGGTCGGCTTTGGCCAAGTGTCAGAGCGCAGCGTGCGCCTTGCGAGCTACGCAGCGGCCCGTACGCAGAATGGCATGTCGCCCCTCAAGAGCGCCGAGGAAGCCAAGAACCTCACGATCAACTTTGAGCGCGGTGGAACGGCGTCTCCGACGCTCAACACCATGTACACGTTCTTCAACGCGCGCATGCAGTCAGCGCTAAACATCAACCGGCGCATGCCGTGGGCCGCAGATCGCACCCCCGAGCAGAACCGGCGCATGATTGGCGGCCTGACGGCCATGATGATGTTTGGTTACATGAACCACTTCATTGCCCGCATGGCCGCCGACGATGACGACGAAGGCGAAAACAAGATGAAGAACATTCCCAAGCACGAGCTGCAAGGGAACATCGTTGCGCCTAGTAAGCTCGGACAAAACGGTCGAATCAACATCCCGCTCCCGTACGGACTGAACGTGCCGTACTACGCTGGTGTCGTGCTCGACCGGATCATTGCCGGGTACGAGACGCCGACTGAGGGCATGGGCAACTTTATGGAAGTGGCGCTGACGAACATCAGTCCCATGGACGGGGCAAGCTTGGCCCAGTTTGTTTCGCCTACGTTTGCAGACCCAATTGTGCAGGTTGTAGAAAACGCCGACTTCCGTGGCCAGAAGATCTACCCGGACCAAAACCCGTACGATCGCACGCCGGTCCCGGACAGCCAGCTCTCGTTCAAGACTGTAAACCCGGCGATCAAGGCAGCGGCCGAATACCTGAACGAGCTAGCCGGGGGAAGCGAGCGCAAGAAGGCAGCCATCAAGATCCTAGACATCTCGCCCGAAAGCATTGAGCACGTCCTGCGCTTTGTGGCTGGGGGCGCGGGAGACTACCTGTTCAGTAGCGTGGACGGGTTCATGAAGCTGTTTGGCGAAGGTCCGTCTACGGTGCGCGAGGTTCCGCTGGCAGGACCGATTGTCGGTCGGTTCTTCCGCGAAACGCCCGCCGCCAACCGGACCATGTCTGAGTTCTACGAGAACATCCAGAAGATGGCCGAATGGCGAGACGACTTCGAGGACCCAAAGACCAAGAACGAAGCGTCTAGAAGCAAGCTGCGGTCCATGGACAGCCTTACGACCGACACCGAAAAGGAAATCCGGGGCCTACGCAAAATGGCTAAAGAAGCTACTGATCCGAATGCGCAGGAGCGGTACACTAAGAAAATGCTGCTCCGCATGCAGCAGTACAACATCAGGTTCAATCGCCGGACAAAGTAGCAACAGCGAGAGCTATGTCATCTCAAGGCCACATCGACCGCAATACGTTGATCCCCTTGGGGGTCACTGCAGCCATCGTGACGACCTTCATCGGGGCAACATGGTGGCTGCAGGGCAGACTGGCCGACATTGACCGCAAGCTAGAACGGATCGAGTACAAGACAGACGCTAGCTGGAATCAGGTGTCCATGGAGAACTGGGCCCTGAAGCTGGCTAGGGAGAACCCCAGCCTAAACGTCCCAGAAGTGCGATGAGCGTCCCTACATGGTGGTATCCGGCGGATGTCACCAAGCAAATCCAAGATGCAGTTGACCGTCTTCGCGGTAAACTGAATGACAACAAGCGGCGCGTCCGCGCCAAGCACAGGAGATTGAAGAAACATGCAAGCCGTACTCGCCCTACTCGCCAAGATCGCTAACAGCAGCACGTTCTGGGTCAGCGTTCTTCTCCCGCTGCTGAAGCTTCTGCTGCAGCAAATCGGCATTGACGTCCCGTGGGAAGCCGTGATGGCTGGCCAAGGCGCGTACGGTGTGAAGGAGGCTGCGGCCAAGCTCCAGCCTGTTGTCGCCGCCAAGGTGGCCGCTGCTAAGGAGTGACTGGCTATGCCCTCCGTATCAGCATTGCCGGGTAGTGGCCCGATCTACGGAACGGGCACTAGCGATTACTCTAAGAACCAGAACGTCACCAAGGAGTTTAAGAGCTACGGCGGTACCTTGGGCTATGGCTATGCCGGTGACCAAGAGCTGAATGCGTACGCCAAAAGTCTGCCAAAGCCTTCTCCAGCGGCCAATGCTTTTGGATTAGTGATGCCCAGCCTTGCAAAGCTGCAGGCCAATAGTCTGGCTTTTGCCAAAAACAAGCAGGGGTTCTACAACTTGATCAAGAACAACCCCAATCTGGCGCGCCAGTATCAGGGTGGCTTAAAGGGCTACCTTGGCAAGTCGATGTACCAAATGCTGATTGGCAATATGCCCCAGACGTCTTTGTACAACAATCTTGCTAAAGGCCTTTTCTTCTGACAGCAACCCAAGCAAGCAAAGGAGGTGATTGAAATGAAGTGCGGAACGAAAAAGGGTTCGGGCAAAAAGCGCCCGCGCTGATAGGCTGACAGCTCTCAGCCTCTGCCAGTCAGGCACCAGCCTGCGGCAGGCAACGCCAGCACCGTCACAGGGCTGGCGTTTGTCTTTAGCGCTGAGTCCATTCCAATGTTTTGGCGTCGTAGTGCATCCACACAGCTCGAACTTCCCAGCGCTTGGACTTGTTCTTTGCCCAGCCGTGGACCAGCAGCAACCCGCCAGCCGAAGACCAAAGAGCCGCTTCGGCCGACTCTTTGATCTTGTTGATCCGTGCAGACATGTTGCTCTTGCTCGTAGTCTGGACCCCAACAATGTTGGTTGCGTTGGACTCCAAGACCTTGATCGCAACAATGTCGATGATTCCGAATAGGTCCTGCCTCACGCGGGCGTGGGGGTTCCATCGCTCTACGACTTGGGCTGTGTAGCCTTCGTCCCGCAAGAGCTTCAGGCTTCGCTGCGTGGGGCTGGATGCCATATCAGGGCCCGGGGAAGAATGTGTGGGGCTTGATGATTGTGATGGCCTGCTCGCAGGCATCGTGCATCTTGCCCTTCATGGCAACGTTTGCCTTGATCTTGACGGACTCCAGCTTCTCGACAACAGCCTGCATCATCGCACGCATGCGGGCTTCCTCGCGCGCATCGACTAGTTGCAACTGCTGCACAAGATCCTTACGACGTTCTTCGGCACTGCGCACACGGCGCTTAGGTTTGATTTGGGGTTCCATGGGGCCGAACTCTACCGCAATC